GCTTCATTGAAAATATCAAGCTGGGCGATTTCTCTGCCGCGCAACCGGAGGGCTAACCGATGACGAGCCCCGCACAGCGTCACATGATGCGGGTCTCGGCCATTGAAACCGCGCAGCGGGAAAACAACCCGCTGCGGCATGCCACTGCCTACGAGCAGATGCTGGTTAAGCTGGCCGCAGACCAACGCACGTTAAAAGCCATCTTTGGTAAAGAGCTGAAAGCCACGAAAAAACGCGAGCTGCTGCCGTTCTATCTGCCGTGGGTTAGTGGCGTGCTGGAACAGGGCAAAGGCGCGCAGGATGACATCGTGATGACCGTCATGCTGTGGCGTCTTGATGCCGGCGACATCAGCGGCGCGATGGATATTGCCCGCTACGCGTTTAAGTACGGTCTGACCATGCCTGGTAAACACCGCCGCCCGCCGCAGTACATGTTTACCGAAGAGGTGGCACTCGCCGCCATGCGCGCCCATGCCGCCGGTGAACCGGTCGTCGTCAGCCAGCTACTCGACACGCTGGCGCTGACCGCCGCCGCCGATATGCCTGATGAGGTGCGCGCAAAACTGCACAAAATAACCGGCCAGGTGTTACGGGACAACAAACAGCCCGCTGATGCGCTGGCCCACCTCAAGCGAGCGATGCAGCTCGATTGTCAGGCAGGCGTCAAAAAAGACATTGAACGGCTTGAGCGAGAGCTGAAGCCCAAACCGGCAACAGTCGTTAAAGCCCCGGTAAGCGCGCCGCGCGCCGTGAAAACCACGGCACCGGCTAAACGTGGCCGACCGAAAAAGACCGTCGGTTAACAGAATGCGCCCCGCGCCAGGGCGGCACGCCGGTCGATGAGGGTGTTTTACCTGACCTGAGACCGGCGTCCACCGCCCACCTATTCAGAGGTAGTCATGACGACGCTGATTATTAAAAAGAACGATGAGCCGCAGCCGGGTGGCGTGGTGGTCATCCCGCCACCTGCCAGCGATGAGCCGGTGATAAAAAATACGTTTTTCTTTCCTGACATCGACCCGAAACGCGTGCGTGAAGGGATGCGCCTTGAGCAAACCGTCGCCCCGGCCCGGCTGCGTGAGGCCATCAAAACCGGCATCGCCGAAACCAATGCCGAGCTGTTTTTGTGGCGGGAACAGCAGATTGCCGGGGGTTTTAGCAAGCTGGCCGACGTGCCGGCTGACGATCTCGACGGCGAAAGCGTGCGCGTTTTCTATTACCTGCGCGCCGTCACCTCAATGGCGACCGCCACGCTCTATGAGCGTTATCGCGGTGTGGATGCCAGCGCCAAAGGTGACAAGAAAGCTGACAGCATCGATACCACTGTCGACGAGCTGTGGCGGGACATGCGCTGGGCCGTATCACGCGTCCAGGACAAACCCCGCTGCATCGTGAGCCAAATCTGATGCAGGCCATCGCACAACAGGGCGACACGCTCGACATGATTTGCGCCCGCTATTACGGGCGCACTGAGGGGGTATTCGAGTCGGTGCTCGCCGCAAATCCGGGGCTGGCCGAGCTCGGCGCAGTGCTGCCACATGGCACGGTGATCGAACTGCCCGACGTCCAGTCATCCCCCGTAACTGAAACAATTAATCTGTGGGAGTAAACACATGACGGAAGGTGAAAAAAGCGTCCTGTCACTGTTTTTGATCGGCGTGCTGATTGTCGTCGGTAAAGTGCTGGCCGGTGGCGAGCCCATTACCGCACGGCTTTTTATTGGTCGAATGCTGCTGGGCGGCTTTGTCTCGATGGTGGCCGGGGTTGCCCTGGTGCAGTTTCCCGACCTGCCGCCCGCTGCCGTGTGCGGATTTGGCTCGATGCTGGGTATCGCCGGTTATCAGGCGGTGGAAATTGCGATTCAGCGCAGGATTAAAAAGGGGGAAAGCGATGGCGGTCATTAAAACACCCCCCAACGTCGCGGCATTTCTCGACATGCTGGCGTTTTCTGAAGGTACGGCAACGCATCCGCTGACCCGAAACAACGGTTACGACGTTATCGTCACGGGTATCGATGGCAAGCCGGAGATTTTTACCGATTATCGCGATCACCCGTTCGCCGGTGGACGCCCGGCGAAGGTCTTCAATCGTCGCGGGGAAAAATCCACGGCATCCGGGCGTTACCAGCAGCTTTACCTGTTCTGGCCGCATTACAAAAAGCAGCTCGCTTTGCCGGATTTCAGCCCGGTATCACAGGACAGGCTCGCCATTCAGCTTATTCGGGAGCGTGATGCGCTGGAAGATTTGCAGCAGGGGCGCATCGAGCGCGCGATTTCCCGCTGTCGCAATATCTGGGCTTCATTGCCGGGTGCCGGATACGGTCAGCGTGAGCACAGCCTCGACAAGCTGGTCGCAGTGTGGCGCAAGGCCGGAGGGGGAACTGCATGAAGATAGTGATTCTCCTGCTGGCGCTGGCCTGTGCGGGTCTGCTGTGGATGAGACACGATAACAGCAATTTACGCGCCTCATTTGAACGTGCGAACCGGGTCGCCGGTACGCAGAAAACCACGATCACCATGCTGAAAAATCAGCTCAACGTTGCCGCAGAGCAGTCGCAGCGCAAAGAGCTGGCGCAGGTTGCCATGAGGGATAAGCTCACGGCGGCTAACCTGCTGGCCTTTCGGCGTGAACAAACTATCACGAGGTTACTCAATGAAAATGACGCGTTTCGCCGCTGGTATCGCGCTGATTTACCTGATGCTGTGCGCCGGTTGCACCAGCGCGCCGCCTGTATCAACGCCGCTGCCGGTGATTGTTTACAACGCCTGCCCGAAGGTCAGTCCCTGCCCGATGCCGGGCAGTGACCCGCTGACTAATGGCGACCTGAGTGCGGATATACGCCAGCTCGAAAACGCCCTGAAAAGCTGCGCAATCCAGGTCGATACGGTTAAACAATGCCAGGATGAAATCGATGTTAAAACCCAACAGTCTGCGAAAAGCCTTAACTGATGCGGTACCGGTATTGCGTACCAACCCCGATATGCTTCACCTTCGCCTGGACGATGGCAACAATACGGCGACGCTGGCGCGCTCCCTGTCGTTTGAAAAGCGGTACACGCTTAACATCGTGGTGACGGATTTCACCGACGATATTGACCTGCTGTTTGTGCCGATTATGGCCTGGTTGCGCGTCAATCAGCCGGACATCATGACAACAGACGAGGGGCGAAAAAAAGGATTTGCCTGGTACGCTGACATTAATAACGACAGCAGCCTCGATGTCAGCATTAGCCTGTTGCTGACCGAGCGCACGCTGGTCAACGAGGTCGACGGCGCAATGTACGTTGAGAACATCCCGGAGCCGCCACCGCCGGAGCCGGTGACGAGCCCTGTCGAGATGTGGAGTAATGGCGAGCTGGTGAGTCAATGGGATGAATGACTTCAAACCCTTTGAGGACAGGCTCGCCGGGTTGATAGCGGCCCTTTCTCCTGCCGGGCGGCGTCGGATGACCGTCGACATTGCGAAGAAACTGCGCCAGCGGCAACAGCAGCGCATCAAATCGCAGAAAGCGCCGGACGGTTCGCCCTTTGCCCCGCGTAAGCGTCCGCCCGTCAGGGCAAAGCAAGGCCGGATTAAGCGCGAGATGTTCGCGAAACTTCGAACCAACCGCTATATGAAAGCGAGCGGTAACGACAGCGCGGCGGTGGTGGAATTTACCGGGAAAGTGCAGCGCATCGCCCGCGTGCATCAGCTCGGGCTCAAGGATAAACCATCCCCAAAAAGCGCCGCCGTCGAGTACCCACAGCGCCAGCTCCTGGGCTTTACCGAAGATGACCGGCAGCTTGTGGAAAGCGTCATTATCGACTACCTTGCCGATTAACGTTGTGCCAGCCAGGGCAAAACGCCCGCAGATTGCCGCCGGCCCCCCCGGCGGCATCCTTTCCCCTATGAATACTCTCGCATCTATCCAGGAACTCGCCCGCGCGATACGCAACATGATCCGCACCGGCATCGTCGTCGAAACTGACCTCGACGCCGGGCGCTGTCGCGTACAGACCGGCGGCATTTATACCGACTGGCTCCAGTGGCTGACGCACCGGGCCGGGCGCTCGCGCACCTGGTGGGCTCCCTCTGTTGGTGAGCAGGTGATGATTCTGGCCGTGGGCGGCGAACTCGATACCGCCTTTGTGCTGCCGGGTATTTATTCCGACGACAACCCCGCGCCGTCGGCCTCGGCGGATGCCTGGCTCGTTGAGTTTCCCGACGGTGCCGTTATGAGTTATGAGCCGGAAACCGGCGCGCTGACCGTCACCGGCATTAAAACCGCCGATGTGACCGCATCCGATTTGGTTGTCGTCAGCGTGCCGGTGGTGCTGGTAAAAGCCTCGACCCGCGTCACCCTCGATACGCCGGAGGTGGTCTGTACCAACAAGCTGACGACCGGCACGCTGGAGGTGAAGCAAGGCGGCAAGATGTCCGGTGATATCGAGCACAGCGGCGGCGCTTTCACCTCCAACGGTGTGCAGGTGGATAAACACGGCCACGGCGGCATCAGGCGCGGCGATGAATGGACGGAGGGCACCCAATGACGACGCGTTATCTCGGCATGAACCGCACGACGGGTGAAAGCATTTCAGACGTTGACCATATCAGCCAGAGCATCGGGGATATTCTGCGCACGCCCGTCGGCTCTCGCGTCATGCGTCGTGAATACGGTTCGCTGTTGTCGCAGATGATTGACCAGCCTCAGACCCCGGCGCTTGAGCTGCAAATTATGGCGGCGTGCTACATGGCAATCCTGAAGTGGGAGCCGCGCGTCAGGCTGACCAGCATCACCACAGCGCGGCAGTTTAACGGGCAGATGGTCGTCGACGTGACCGGCCAAATCACCGATACCGGCGAGAGCCTTTCTTTAACCATCCCTGTGAGTTGAACCTATGGCAGTTATCGACCTGAGCCAGCTCCCCGCGCCTGATGTGGTGGAAACACTGGATTTTGAAACCATCCTCGCCGAGCGCAAAGCGACGCTGATTTCACTGTACCCGGAAGGTGAGCAGGAAGCGTTCGCCAGGACATTAACGCTGGAGTCTGAGCCACTGGTGAAATATCTCGAAGAGAATGCCTATCGCGAGGTGATTTTACGCCAGCGCATTAACGAGGCGGCGAAAGCCGGGATGGTGGCCTATGCCATCAAAAACGACCTCGACCAGCTCGCGGCAAATAATAACGTTGAACGCCTGGTCATCACCCCCGGAGACGATACCCAAATCCCGCCGGTGGCGGCGGTCATGGAATCTGACAGCGATTTACGTCAGCGCGTACCGGCGGCATTTGAGGGTATGAGTGTTGCCGGGCCAACCGGTGCCTATGAATTTCACGCCCTGAGTGCCGACGGACGTGTCGCGGATGCCTCCGCGAACAGTCCGGCCCCGGCAGAGGTCACTATTGCGGTGTTGTCGCGGGAGGGTGACGGCACGGCGTCGGATGATTTGTTGCAGAAGGTAAGCGCTGCCCTGAATGATGAGAACGTGCGCCCGGTGGGTGACCGTCTGACTGTCGTCTCGGCTGAGATTGTTAATTATGCAGTCGATGCGGTGTTGTACGTGTACCCCGGCCCGGCAACTGAGCCGATTCTTGCCGCCGCCAGAGCGAAGTTAACCGCGTATATCACCGAGCAGCGCCGCCTCGGTCGGGATATTCGCTTATCCGCAATTTACGCCGCGCTGCATGTGCAGGGTGTTCAGCGTGTCGAACTGCGTGAGCCACTGGCCGACGTGGTGCTCGATAAAACGCAGGCTGCATATTGCAAGAAAGCTAGTGTCATTATCGGGGGCTCAGATGAATAACTTGTTGATGGCGACAGGGTCGTCGGTGCTGGAACAGCGAGCCGCCGAAGCGTGCGCCGTCATCAGTGATTTATCTGTCCCGTTGCGTGACCTGTGGAATCCGTGGAAATGCCCGGCTGGTTTTCTGCCGTATCTGGCGTGGGCATTTTCCGTTGACAGCTGGGATGAAAGCTGGAGTGAACAGGAAAAGCGAACGTTTATCAGCGAGTCATTCCGGCTCCATCAGCAAAAAGGCACGATAGCGGCAATCCGACGGGTGGTTGAAAAGATGGGTTATTCCTTCTCAATCGCGGAGTGGTGGGAAGTGGCCGACCCGGCGGGGACATTTCGGCTTGAGGTCGATGTTAACGATATTGGGATAACCTCCCGAATTCTGGATGAGTTGACCCGGTTGATTAACGACGCAAAGCCGGTAAGTCGTCACATGGCGCAATTTAATATTTCCACAAAGGTGCAAGGAAATATTCATGTCGGTTCAACGTTGTGTAGCGGCGACATTATCAGCATCTATCCCGACGACTACGCGGCGGAAGAAAACATTACTTATAACGGCGTGATTTTTCACGACAGCAATTTTAATTACGGGTAAGACTATGGCCAGAATTCCAGAATCCTCATCGTGGGAAGAAGAGATTGAGCTTATTTCCAGAAGCGAGCGCGTTTCAGGAGGCCTGGACGGCGTTGCAAACCGGCCCCTGAAAAGTCTGGCGAACCGTACACGCTACCTGAAAAAGAAAGCCGATGAGTCAGATGAGCTTGCCGCTGAAAAAGTCAGTGCCGTAAAAAACTTCGCTGAAGGGGCAATACTGGATTCACCAAGAGATGAGATACTGCATGGTGCTTTTCGACTCGTCTGGACGGGAGAATTCCCAAAAATTGTTCCGGCTGATTCGTCACCTAAAACAACCGGTGGCGTGGGTGTCGGCGCATGGGCTTATACATCCGATGCGGTTATTCGCCAGGAACTGAGTTCACCCGACAGCGCTAAACTCGTTGGTGGTATAGGATTTGTGTCGCCGGAAATGTTCGGCTACCTGCACGGTGTTTCTCCTGATGCCGTGCCTTACTATCAAAAGGCTGTCGATGAAGGACACGCCAGAGGGCTTCCCGTGCAACTGACGGGGAAATATTACGCCACAACCTATCCTCATAAAGTCACTTTACCAGGCGATGACGGGACCGCTTACCCGGGATGGGTGACTGCGGGGAATGATGCAAATATTGCCGCGGAACCTGAAAATCATATTTATGCGGCTATTCGACTTTATCCCGACTCCGTTATTATCGGCGACAGTATGCAGAACTGCGCGTTAATCGGAGACTGGGATTCGGATACGCCTGTGATTAACAATAACCAGCACATTGGTTATTTTATTTCCGGTGACTCATCAGACGGTTATATTCGCCCGCAGCTGGTAAATCACGGTGTGCGCAACTTCTTTATCGGTCGCTACGGGAATGGCGTGGCTTTGTTGAATAAATCGAACTTTTGCTGAGTTGAAGGATCAGATCACGTATCTTCCCGACAACGCAGACCGTTCCGTGGCAAAGCAAAAGTTCAAAATCACCAACTGGCCCACCTACAATAAAGCCCTCATCAACCGTGGCTCCATAACTTTCTGGCTGGATGATGAAGCTATTCAGGCCTGGTATGAGTCAGCAACACCTTCTTCACGAGGCAGACCTCAGCGCTATTCTGACCTTGCCATCACGACTGTGCTGGTCATTAAACGCGTATTCAGGCTGACCCTGCGCGCTGCGCAGGGCTTTATTGATTCCTATTTTTTCTCTTGATGAACGTTCCGCTACGCTGCCCGGATTACAGCTGTGTCAGC